GGATACTTTTAACTATTTCATCTACATTCTCTCAATGCTTTTTATTGTTTTTTTCATATCATTTAAGATCAGATACTTTTATTTTTATATAATCTCTTTTGATCATGATATAATTATTATCTAATAAATACTGCTCATTGTCTATTCTTTAGCTTTGCATTGAAACACATATCTAATAGCTCATCTTCATCTTCTATCTGTTTGCTTCGTCTTTTGTATCTGCTTTCAAAAGTGTTTCGTTTGGGTTTTGGTCATACTCTGTTTTCTCGGACATCTCTTATACTTCATTTCTTGGGTCATACTTTGTATACTCTATATCAGTGGCTTTGGATCTCTTTGATCATATCAGTAATACTCATTAGTGATAAGTATAGTATATTGCAAGAGAAGTTTTGAAAGATTATCTTTCTGACACGGTTAGTGTTTAGAATATATTTGTTTTTTGTTTTTTCTGTATTCCATTATGGTAGCTCTATTGTAAAATCAAGCACAGTCTTGTATTTTTCTATTACCTTCTCTTTATATTTGAGAGCATTCTCTGCACTGTTTAGAGTTTGTGTCATCTCTCTATCTCTTTCGATGTAGAGGTTTCTGCTATCATAGAGATCTCTCAGCTCCTCCTCGTATTACTCAAACACGTAGTAATTTTTTAAGTGATGTCAGACCGATTAGTCATCTTTTTCTCCACTGGTATATGGAGACTTCACTTATACCGACTTTTTTTGCAAATTCTACTTGGGTCAAAAGATGGCTCCTACAATATTGTATTATTGCGTCATCCAGAATTTTAGTATAGGGTACTGATTTAGTTATATTTGTCATTTTATTTGTTATATAATAATCTTTTTTTATTATTTTTCAAGTTTTTTTTACTGTTTTCGTGGTGTTATTGTTTGGATTGTATATGCCCTATCGTTGATATGATTGTAATATCAATTTAGATCTTGTTTATCTCCAATATATCAATTATCATATAATAGGTCCATTACCTCACTTTCTAGTCATCTAGTTAGTCATTTCCTATATAGTCCATATAATCAAATATTGACTATCATATTATTTTCTATCTGATATACCATAAAACAGGTTTTACCTCTTTTAGTATCTCATTGTACTGCAACAAAATGTTTCATATTTATTTTATAAGGTTATAAATGTAATCAATACAGTCTTCTAGGATTTTTTCTGTTGCAGATAAACTATCTCTTCTTTCATATTATATATAACATTTTCTTTATATATCCAAGACTTTCTGCCACTACAAGAGATCACTTTGCATTTCTTTTTTATATGATCCAATACATCTCATATAAATACTTCCAGAAAAATAAAATCTCCTGCATGTTCATTTCCTACATTTCTATCTTGTCAGATTACTTCGTAGATTTTGTTTATTTTTTCTTTAGTGGTCATAGGTTATTATAATATATGTAAATAATCTGATTATTTTACTCTTATAAATTTCCTCTCGGATTGTGTAGAGTTATTATTAGTAGTTATTCTCTTATAATGTCCAGTAAGTAGTGATTTTATCCTGTATCATTTTTTATAATTATATTCTACTACTTCTCGTTTTTGTATCATACAATGCTCTAGGAGGTCTTTTTCTACATCTTGTGGTATTGTGATAATCTCTCAAACTGATAGCTTTCTTACTTTTTCTCTATAAATTTTATCTATAAATCCACCATTTGTTTGTCTATATTTTCTATGTTGGATATTTCTACAATCTCTACATTTTGCAGTATATTTAGTTCTTGCTTTATGTGTTCTATTTTTATGATAATCTGACCATTTTTTATATATTCAACATCAAGTGCAAACTCTTCACTCTGTATCGGATTGTGTAGATAAAGGTTTTATATTTTTATCTGTGATAGCATTTTCCTTTGTGTATCAGTACTTATTTACTCTATGTAGAAAAGTAGTGTATTTTGCTTTTGGAGCTGGTTGTGATTTATAGTATTCTCGTAGGTCTAAGTATTTTATATTATTCATATTATCTTCATATTTATATAAATTATCATCTACAATGTTCACATATAGTAGGTCAGTTAGTGTTATATTTTAGTTCATCTATATGATAGGATTGACTACAGCTATCACAGGTAGTCATATTGTCGGATCATCTTGATACATATTTTGACTTACTTATGTAGTCATCTATCCATTGCTTACATTTATCCATTGTTTCGTTGTAGTCCTCTCCAATTTCAAATCAAGGAGAGATAATAGTAGTATCTGGTGGTAGATAATCTTTTGCATAAAGTCTTCAAAAGTCTCTAACAATATAAAATCATCTATAAAGTCATTGGTTTACTCACATTGTTTTATTATTTTATAAATAATCCACAGTATAGGAGTTGCACCTATATATACTGGTCTGTGTAAGGAAGAGAGCTTATTTGCTCCCTGTTAATATTACTACTTCTAGTGATACCTCTACTGGTAATGCTAGAGTTCAAGCTAGTGTTCAAGCTTCAATAAGTTTTTCCACTGCTTTGTCTACATCTGTTTTTCTCTCAAGTCAGAGTTTATCTTCAAGACAATCTGCTACATCATCGTAAGCAGTGTGCGATATTGATCTGATACTTCTATTACACTCGGTAGTGTGTATTCAATTTTGGTCTTGATGTAGAATTGTAGCAACTGGCTCATTGTACCAGTTATAAATTCATAATCATACTCGGATAATCGTAAGTATTACGATAATGTCAATTAGTGTTTTTTTCATTTCTTTTTTTTTGTAAATAAATTAACATAGTGGGTGTGCATACCGATTACATCGTTTGTTTTTCTTTTTTGCATCAAGTCGCACTCAAATTCAATAATCTATTTGTTTACATGGGTCTTCGAACTCACTAGAATTTATAAAAGCCTTATGATAGGGATAGTGAAGCTGGAAGAGTCAGTGATCGTTTGTCTTGCTTACTGCCTTTGGGTCTCGTTTACTCTCGTTGTATATCGTACTCATCATATTATCACATCATCGCCATCAGTCCTTGGATCATACTCTATCCATACACTCTGACCAAGCATAGTCTTTTATGTTTGGTTTTGCTGGTGCTGGTGGTATTGATATGATCCTTTTTTTTGATGGTATTTCTATAATCCTACTATGACTTGTAAGTGGTAGCAGTAATAAAAATATAGCAATAAAGATTTTTAGTCCTTGCATTTGTTTTGGATTTAGTATCATCTTTTATTTTGTAAATAAATTATTGATTGGTTTTTTTACTCTTGGCTTGTGTGTAAATATATCATCAGCAATTTTAGAGTTATAGTATCTTTTTAGTCCTGCAAGTGCTATCAAATATGCGTCGCACTCGTGATCATTTTTTGGTAGCTTTCGTTGCTTACTTTCAAATACATTATTTACCAAAGCAACAAGATGTTCTTTTTTGGATTTTCATACGATTGATTTGATGTGCATAACATTCAGTTCGTGTATTGTGTTCACTCATATATCATATAACATTTTCTTTATATATCCAAGACTTTCTGCCACTACAAGAGATCACTTTGCATTTCTAAACACAACTGGATACTCTACAAATACAATCGTACTTTCATCCAAATAATCCTTTATAATCACTTCTAGTTCTTGGATCATCTTTATTATTCTTGGATCCTTGGTAAGAGTAGATTTTCACTTAAATGATGTAAGTAGGATTGGTTTTGGATCATTCTCGTTAATAATACATAGTCATATATTACTAGATGATGGATCTATTCAGATTATTTTCATATATTTTCTTTTAGCTTATTGATGTGATTATTTTGTTTAGATGTGACAAATCTACAGTTTTCTTTACAATAATTTCAATTATTATCTATCCTATCTATTTGACAATTCTTTCTATCTTTACCAAATTTGTTTATATGATCTATATTCTAAATAATCTATATTTGATCTTGTAGATCAAAGGTATTTTAGGAGTATTCCCCTCCTATCTAAAAGGTAGATCCTCATCTACATTATACTTGTCTTCCTTTCACTCAAATTTATCCGCAATCTTTACAAAATCTCCATTGATTTTCTTTACTCCGTTTGGATCATACTCATCCTCATATATAAAGTGAGTATTGCCGTACTGGTCTACTTTCTTTCTTTTTCCTATTTCTATATTGATATAACCGCTACTTGTCATTGGCAATCTTAGTAGATCTGGTAAATACAATCATAGCTTGATAACGGATCAGCCATTATCAAATACTTTTTCCTTTCAGTTTCCTTTGATGTAATTTTTCATCGCTATTATATTTTATTTATGTAAATGATGTTTTAGTGTGTGTAATAAATCAATATCCTTGTCTTCTTGTTGTGACGCTGACTTATAAAGTCGCTCTAAGTAAGATATATTTTCCTTTGCTACTGTATCAAATGTAAGTCACTTATACTTTCCAAAGTTTATCTCTTTTAGTAAGATAGGATCTTGTGTGATTTTCAGCAGTTGCTCTATGTCAGACATTAGATAATTTGCTAGCTTATAATATACTTCTTTTAGTACTATTGCATCGTCAATTGCGCTATGTGGGTTTATTTTTCTCCAAAACTCACATCACAATTTATATCTAAGATATTGTAAATTAAAACTTTCAAAATTATCTATCCCCATAGAGTGGATATATTTTGCAATTTTTAGTGTATCAATGTACCTCCCTACTTCTAGTCACTCATTCTTGAGCATACGGATATCAAATTGGGCATTGTGTGCTACAATTATATAGTCCTTTCAGATAAGCTTTCTTAGTCTCCTGGTTGCGTGTGATTTATTAAATTCTGACTTTGTCGCCACCATCTCATTTGTTATATGGTGTACTGACATTGCAGTATAAGGTATTTCTATTTGCGGATTTATCAAGCTATTTTCTCTGATCCTTTTTTCTCCGATATAAGCAAGCTGGATTATTTTTGCATTTTCATCCGTTCAAGTAGTTTCGGTATCCAAAAATATTATATTATTCATATTCCTTTAATTTTATTAAAATAATATTTCTTAGTACATATCTTATTTTTTCTTTTGTATCTTCGTCAAGCATTACATTAAATTGTAATTTCATCCTGTCTGCCCATTACTTGATAAATATGTTCTCGTGTTGTACCATAGTCATCTACTAAGAATTGTAAGTCTTCAATGGATCCATAATCACACTCGTGGTTGTTATACTCATAACGGATGATATTATCTATCCCCATTACTTCAATTCTTTTTTTTATTTGTTCCTTGTGATGTTCTGCAAATAATCTCATTGTTTCCAAAGCTGTATCTTTTGGTAGAAAAAGTCATATTCAACAATGTATGTAATCTACTCACTCCTTTTTGTATCAATTAAATTGGTCAATGCTAAAGGCAAAGAAACCTCAATGATCTGCAAAATTAAATACCTTCATACTATAACTCTTAGCATAATTTTTATTCATAGCATATTTTTTATTGGATAAATACTTTTATAGAGATGTCATCATTACAAACAACTCAAGGTACTTCTTGTCCTGTGTTATCTTTTTCTGACATATAAGACTTAAAGTCTTTGGCTGATAAACTATGTTTATATAGCTTATCATATACCTTTTTTTGCTTGCAGTACTTCACGAATTCAGCCTCATCTTCAAGATTAAATGATCTTGTGTAAGAGAAAGTAACTTTACCACTATCAACCTCAATGGTCCCGTTAGTGTTGTTTTCCCTCCCTTGTGCAATTACTTCGGATCTCAATTGTTCGTACTCATTCATTGCGGTTGCCTCTGCGTCGTTCAATGCCTTGTACTCTTTGTTATTTAGTAGTTCCTCTTGTAGCTTTTTTCTTGCTACAGTGATTGCCTCTGCATTTGCTTTGGCTCTCACTAGTTTTTCAATAATTTCTTGCATAGCTTTTGTAAATAAGATAAATTAGTTAAAATTCATACTATAAACTTCATAAGCGAGTTCCATTGCCTCATATATATCTCATAGATATTGTCAGTCTTCCATTATTGACTGTAAAATACTCTGATATAATGTGCTAGATCTGCTCAATAATAATAATTTTCCCATCATAATTTTATTAAATAAGATGTAAATAACCGCATAACTCATAAAATGCACCTGTCTCATCTACTTCTTCATCGTTTTCCTCCATCTCCTCTATTGCGGATCTCACACATTCATCTATGTACTCCCTCTCTAGTTCGTGGAGGTCGTAAAACTTGATAATCTCATTAGTGATGTTAGTCATACCTGCGTCATTAAAAATCTTTTTTAATCTTTCCATAGCATTAAATATTGATATAAATATAGTGATTATCAAGATGGATTTATACAGTCCGTCGTATTATTCCCTTGTTGATTGTTATATTATAATTTTTTTTTATTCAATTTCAAGTCTTTTTTTATTTTTTTTTATTTTTGTTTTTTCTTGATTTTAATAAGGTTTTGTTTATAGTTAGTCCAGTGCCGAGTTCAATGTACACTCGTCTGGTGCAAGTCCAGTTTGGTTATAAAGAGCTACTTAGGTAGCTTTTTTTTGTTTATGATTAAAAAAATTGGTCGTGGATAACCTCCTATCATCTCCCATAAAAGTAATCACATCAGTATTATAAAGTAATCTGCTCATAATTCTACTGCTCATCTTTTTTGTCAATTCATCTTTATTTAGGTTTGTTGTGTATAGTGTGATAAGTCCTCTATTCATTCTCTCATCCAAAATAAAAGTAAGGTCTCTTATGTACGCATCAGATACATCACTTACCCCTAGATCATCGTATAGTAATACTCTACATCTTATCATCATCTCAAGTGGATAAAATGTATAGCTGGTTGTATACTCGTGTGGTGGTCTAAGTACAAGTGTATTGGACTTCACCATTTGCTTAAATCTTGCGTCAGATACTTCATAAGTAATCATCTTGTCGTTAGGATCCTTGCTTTTATGTAGGTCAAGTAATTGTCTTGCTTGATATGTCTTGCCTACTCCAGTAGGTCAGCATATAAGCAAATTTCTATCAAATTGGTAGTTATTGAAGTCGTAAGTCATCTTTTTATAGGTTAGATAGTGAACTACATCGACACTAAAGATGTCGATGCTTCCTACACTGAACCTCTAACGAGTATTCATATCTTGTAGGCGTGACTTCCTCACATACCGTGAGTAGCTTTTTACATCTTGTAGTGATGTTTGCAACATAGATATATAGTTCTAAAATTCATCTATGTTTTGTATGCAAGCTAAAGACCTAGGGGATTTCCGCCACCTTTGTTAAAATTTCCAATTATTCCTATCCTGTTCTTGTGGTTTTTCGTAAGGTTTGTATTGTTTTCTTGGCTCATATAAGGTTTTTCGTCAGCTTTCTATTGATAATTCTATACATTCAATGGTAGTATCGTATCAGTAAGTATCTATGTATCTGACAATCTTTTTTACAAAAAGCTCTATTGCATAATCAGTCATCGGGTTTTTTATTTTTTTTCTATAATGTATAAATCTTAATATATATTCTTCTATAGTATCATATATATTATTATTTAATATATTATATTTATTTATTAGATTATTAACAATATCTATTTTACTATTTCTATTTTGCTTTGTTTGGGGCTTATCCGTGGTCGGTGTTCCCAGTGACGGGTTTTCCGTGTCAGGAACTTCATCGGTCAAATCAGGGTTTTCGTGATTTGGACTATCATAAAGTATATATTCAATCTCCCAATGTCATTGCTTATTTTGATATTTTCTTCTTACAAGATATCCAAGAGCTTCTAATTCTCTTATTCCAGTCGCAGTACTCTCACTTCAGTCCTTTGCGTCTTCTGCAATACGATCAACAGCAAAATCCCAATCTTCTGGTTTACTCTGTATGTATCCATACAGTCATTTTCACTTCCAAGATAGATTGGGATCATTCAACACTTTTACGGGCGTCACTCAATAACGATTTTTGATGGTTAGTTTCATTTGTTATTTTAGGAGTAAATTATTTTTAATATAATTTTTTTTTATAACTTTTTTCAAGTGATTTTTTGTGCTATGAAAAGCATATTGTCTCCGTTGCGATTTTGATTATTTTTATGTTTTTTTCTCTCTTGTGGGTTTTGCCCTATGATTGATTTTTTATGCTCGTATTTTGATTTTTGTTCACGACTGCTCTATGTGTTTGCAAGCCCTCATAGTTTCATATCAAATTTAATCTGATTTATAACTGTCGTCATATCTTCCAAAAGTATCTTCATATTATTATCCATACCAGTAAGATAGTTAGTTATGTACTCTGCAGATAATGCTCATAAGTGTAGCTGGCTACTCAACATCTCCCCAAAGTTGTCGCTATCTGCAACAGTAAGAAGTTTTTTTATATTGGTATCCATATTTTTGCTAAATTGTCTTATCGCAATAGAAGTAGCGGATCTTGTTGCTCTACGATTAACAGTCCATCATAGTGTAAGAGTTTTATAGTAGGCGACTGGTTTTGCCAGTTTCATTTTTAGGTCTACTACTTTACTTCTTGCTTTTACAATAAGCATTGGATCGGTAGTGATAGCCCAATCATCACTTTCTTTTATTTTGGATCGCCACTCTACGATCGTGTTATACTTCTTATCTATCTCTTTTAGTTCATCAGTTGGAAGATCCTCAGTAAAGTTTAGTATGTCTACAGTAGTATTGATAACATCAAATACCTTTTTGATTTTTTCTTCGTCAAATTTTAATATATCTATAAAAATCAGATTGGTTGTGTCATCAATCCTTTTATTTATGAGTTTTTTTCTTTTATCCATTTTTATTGTTAGAAAGTAAAGTCTTTACATATAGACTGATAAGGACTACCATATCAACATTGACTTGGTCGCTCCTTGTTATTCTCTATCTCTTTGATTACTGCCTGTATTTTTTCATACTGGCTCTCTGGAGTGCGAATTAAAAACTGCTGTAAGTTCTGTCAAGTAGATAAAGACAATAAAAGGAAATTGATATCTCAAGCAATAACATTCTTGATATGATTATAGATTGCAAACTGTGTATTAGTCATTATAGAATTATATGACCGTTTAGTGCTACTTGTTTTTATTTCCATAAGTCAGACTATCTTTACATCTCCAGCATATCCCTTTTTACTTTTTACCTTTTGTGTTTGGTTATTATGGTCAACGAAGTATCGTAAGATATTATCTCAATCTATCTTCACTGCAACTGGTTTTCAATATTTACTTTTTTTTTCAAAAATTACTCCGTCAAAAAATCAAAATATTGGTAATGGATTATCTCACTGATAATAAAATTCTACTTCTGTAGATATAGTCTTATTTCTTATAAATTTCTTCATATCTCTTATATGAGTGAGATAAGATGAGTACTTATCTCCAAGGTCTTGCTTACTATATGTCACTCCCAATCAGTCTATCATACTCTCAATAGTATGGTGGACTTTATTGCCGTAGTCGTAAAGCCAGTCATTGTCATCAGTTTCTGGAGTATTCAATATATACTTCAGATAATAACATCTTTTGCAAGTTTGATATAATCTGATCCTTGACGCAGAAGTGTATAAAGAGTGCGGATTGTTTTTTTTTATGGTATAGTATTGATTACTTCTCATTCTATTGGATTATCGGATAAATCTTTGAGATATTTTTTTCTCATTACTCGTTGCTTTGTCAAATCAGCTTGTTGTGTTTTGCTTATTTGTTTTTTAATTTTTCTTATATCATCTGATATCTTGTCTAGTTCACTGCTGGATTGTGCCTCTTTTATTGACTTGATTATCTGCTGTACTTCCTCACTGTTTTCGGTTAGAAAGTCTTCTCAGTTCTGATTATTCCTAGCCATACCCATAGAGTCAGCCTCCTCAGATCCATACAATCAAGTGATACCAAATTGTTTTTTAAGTGCATGGACCTCTGCAACTTTTTTTATCATCTGTGCGGTGTGCGATGCTCGTACATAAGATCACTTATTATAGGTTTTTATATCTGCCCATTCAATAACAGGCATACAATCTTTTTTGTAAGCTATTGCGTATGCTCATATAATAGGTCCACGATCCTTTCAATTCATCTGATGGACTATTTTTTGGTTTGCGATGTCCATCTCAAACTTATCATTCTCGCATACTTCACTACTATTCAATCAAGCAAATCAAGGATCTCTATGTGCAAGAGATAAAAAACCATCTCTACCTGTAAACATTACCATGTTACCCGCGTTGTCCTTGTATCCCCATATCTCGCCTCTCTCTACTGATAGCTGATATTGCTTTGCTTTGGATAAAAATAAGACAAATTCCTCCTTATTCATACCTGTACCATAAGTTTTCAAAATTGTGTCTAACTGTAGCTGTCAGTAGCCATACTCTTTTAGCAGATAATTTTGTTCTTTTTTTTCAAATTCAATCATTTTTTATTTTAATAATAAATAAATAAACAAAAAAAGCAGACTAGCCAATAACTAGCCCTGCAATGTAATTGACAATTACAATGTAAGCAATACTATATATAATAGTATCTACTAGACATCATAATACCTTGTCACTGTTATACCATCTTGCGAACAAAATCGCACTAAATAGTAATCAGATAATCATATTCCACATATAACATAGTAGCATAGTTAGATCATTCATAGCATATTTTGTAATCAAGATAAATTATCATCATTATATTTTTTTTTAATCTTTTTTCAAGTGTTTTTTTATTTTATTTTTATTATCAACAAAAAAACAGCCCATTGTGAGAAGCCGTCTCTTTGTGTTTACTCCGTGAAGTGACTTATTGATAAATAATTTATATAATAAATCAAGTTATTTTTTTCTAAATATATGCAAAATAGGTCTATCACTCCATCTATAATATCTCATCATAATAGCATTGTTGCCTTGTCCATCTCCATTTCCCCAAGTATTCTTGTGATACTCTCAGTCATTCTGTGATAGCATAAAGTATCCATTGCTATCTGCTCTATGTACGATACCAATATGTCCATATTTTCATAATTCTTGTATTAGATGATCTCATTGTTTTAGGTCTACTCAAGGTCAAGCATTGTATCTATGATAATATCTAGGATCATAAGTACCACCTATCTTATAAGTTGCCTTGTTTGCAGATCCATTAAATGATCCCAAAGATATATTATCTACAAACCTTGCATATAGTTTTACCAAAGCTACACATTGGTATCATAGTGCTTTAGTTTCGTAGTATCTATTTGTAATCTCATTCTTTACAAAGGTTATATGGTCCATTATATTTTATATGTTGTAATTGCTTGTATAGCTTGTAATCTTCTAGATGTATCATTAGAAGTAATTGCACTATTAGAAAATATATTCTGTATAATTATATTTGTCATCTCATAAGGTACTGGAAGGGTATCACTGCTTGACGCTTGATAAGTTTTATAGGGACTACTATTTGATCTAATACATATTTTATACATAACATCTTTTTCAAGAAATACATTATCAAAAAAAGCCTCGTCGCTATCCCCGAATGTAGACTGTCATAGTAAAGTAAGTCAGTCGTAAGAATACACATAACAGTTATTTGTAGTTGTTCCTGGTGGTCTTGTCACAGAGTATAATCATATAGCATATTTAGGTTTCACAACAAATCATCTATAATGATTATTTGATGTCGCAAGAGATAGGGTTTGTCCGTGAGTATCTACAACAAGATCTGGTCAATCACTCCATATTTCCGTGCTACCATAAAAAACTTTCTTGATGTCATTTGTTCAAAATTTGATTTTTTTTATGTCAGTAGTTCAGAATTTCATTAGATTATTTTTCCATCTGTTAGATAATATATTGTATCACTATCTTTTGTCAGTAAAGCCGTATAATCATCTTGTGTCATTACTACCATATTAGATACCTTGTGTTCTTGTTCGCTTTGTGGTATAGAAGTAGTATAATTTTGCAATGCAAGATCAATACTTTCTTTTGTGTAATATAAGTTGTCGTGATTATGTGAAGATGGCGGATAAGTACTTGGCTTATTAGATATTGTACTTCGGTCTGGAGTAGTATCAGATACAAGCGTCCAGTCGTTTGCCGATGTTGGATCATCTCACGATAGTATCCGTTTAGTGCCGTCGTCTGTCTGTATTGCGTAATCTCATCTTTGGACTTGCGACGTAGAAAGCAGTAGTCTTTCTGCCTGACTAGCAACTACTACTGTTTCGGTTGTTGCAATCACTGGTATATGCGACGGATCTATTTTTCCATTGCTATCTAGTCCAGCGTATCCATCAGCTTGATTGCGTCATAGTAGACTTTGTTTGCCTGATTGCAGTTCTGCTATCAGTTGATCTATTATTTCTATCGCTTTTTGGACATTCGTTGCATTAACAAGTCATCATATCAAAGCATTATAAATGATAGACGTAGCGACGTGCGTATGCGGGCTTGGTACGCTTGGGGCATAATTTGGAAAATCAATATTGATTTCCTTTTTCTCCAAAGTGATATTTATTTGGTATGCGTAGGTCATTATGATCTTTTAGTTATATCTTGGATAATAGTAAGTACTCCATTTTGGGATGAAAGTATGTCTCAATTTGCAAATTTTAGCTGGATCTCCCGATAATAACTTCATATCTGCTGGTCAGTGTCTTCTGATGTAAGTGATATGATTGTAAGTCATTGTGTAGGGTCAGTGTGAGTGGATACATCTTTTTTTATGATTGCCTCATCATCATTACTCTCTCATCATACAGTTTTTTTTACAGTAAAATAAAGAGTGCAACCTGTTATATCTACTGGCTGTCAGTTGCTGTCATTTATTGTTATTGGTATTGGAAGACTATCTCATCTTTTTATTTTCATATTTTTATTTAGTAATAATAAAAAATTCTTTATCAACTCTTTGTTTTAATTTTTCAAATTGGTTTGGTTTTATAAGATATTTATTGTGTTTACGATTTCCAAATATATCTACAATATAATACTCGTCATTCTCTATAATAAGACAACATTGATGTCATAATCATCTAGGTCAGTCCACTCGTGCCGTATCGTTCAATATCCCGTCAGCAGTCACATCTGACTTGAAAGCATTATTACCATTCATAGATATAATAGTCCGCCATCATTTCCTCAAGTTCCTATTTGTCTGTCAATTCCATCGTCATTCTCTTGGTATCATTGTATATGTAGTAGTGCCGTATGTCTCATCTAAGTAATTTAATATCTTTGGTATGTCGTTAGATTGTAGTGGTCTATTATCCATTTTCCATATTCCACCTTTACTGTATTTCCTATTTATTGCCTTATATACTAAATCAATCTGTGGATACGATAAGACTATATTGTGAGTATTACTCCACGCCGTGACAGTTGCAAAGATCATACAACCGTTTTGGTATTTTATATCTGTATTAGCGTCGTATTGGATCATTTTTTTTTAGTAAAATATTATCTTTATAGTAGTATCTGTCGTCAGTCTCTTGTAATATCTTCATAATATCATTTTGGAACTCAATAGTTAGTGCAGTAGCATTGATATTGCATAATAATCTGATAAGCTGTTCTCTTGGAGTATCATTGTCAAATATGGTGTGTAAAGCATTATGCTTATTCCATTTCATCATTTTTATGTTGTCGTAATCATCGGATCATCATTGCGATCTTGGTAGGATGTGATGTCTAGTCATCTGATTAGTCTTATGCCCCATATTTATCATAAATATTACATATATAAATGATACTACTCATCTATGAGTACTATTGTTTGATTTTGAATTGATTGAGTAGGTGTTCAAATCTCGCCATAGTTTCAGTATTTTTTGCTAGAGCTTCCGTGACTTGACTTACAGTTTGCTCAAATTTAGTTGTATTCTCTTGTATAATAGCGTCTTTTTTTTCAAGTTGTTTCATAAAATACCATACCATAAGTCATAGTGCTACGACTGTTGGTCATTGTGTGTAAGCATATTGCAACATTTCTGATTGTTCCATTTTTTTTATTTTAATAATAAATTATTTATTTCTTCTGACCTCCTTGCTATTTCTTCTATTATGATTTGTCTTTGGTCCATTGCCTCTGGTCAGTTATGCCCAGTCTCAATCTCCTCGTCAATTCTAAGTAGGATTGTTTGGAGTGTTATGTCGTCAAAGTGTTTTATTGTTTCTTTGTTCATTTTTTTTATGATTTATCGATTTAGTTATATTGAATAAGCTTTGATAAATAAGTTTGTTTCACTACTGTAAGTTATCTTATACTGCCGACCAGACAACTCATATTTGATATGATTATAAATAAATTATTTTCTTTCTACTCCTTTCATTTCTAATATCTTGCTTTCAAGTTGTTGTGTATCCTCTCATAACTCCTCTAATGCTTGTCTTCTTAGTATAATCTTCTCCATTTCTGTTATTTTCTCCTCTCTAAGTTGTTCTTCTGTTGGTTCAGGTATCGGTTCAGGTTCAGGTTGTGGTATCTCTACAAGCTCCTTTGTTTCAATATCAAATCTATGTGTCTTTGCTTGTAGCTTGTTGCCGTCCTCTTGTGATAGCTCTATAACCTCTGCTCATTTACGAGAGAGGTCGTTTCCTGTTATTACTTGTCCGTTTAGGATAGATATTTTCATAGTTATTGGTTATGGATAAATTATAATGGGTATTGATTTGGTCATATTGATATACTAGCATTTCATAAAACAGTTATACTTCAGCTTCAAGGTGAAGAAGCTTCTGCATGTGAACGATAGTACATTCATTTTTTTAATAAAACATTTCTATTGTGAGAACTTCAAGTTGGAGCTTCATATAAAGTAGACCAAGAACTACCGTCTGAAGATATTTCTAATCTAACATTACTTCAAGTAGCTGACGCCTGTAATGTTATCGTAACAAACTCATCCCTTATTGGTCTATATGCTGATGTAGTTGTATTTCATCAGTTTCAAACCGAAACATTTATTGAAGTGAAATTTGTATTGAATTTGGGTGGAACTTCTCATCATATATTAAGTATAGTATCTGATATAGAACGACCTACCCAATATTCATTTGTTCAAGGTGTAGAACTTATCGCTCAAGGAGTATCTGCCAAATAATAATCAGCTAATGGTGTCAATCCACTAAAGTTATCATGCAGTCCTAGTGTCGTAGCTATAGCGTTCTGCCCTGCCATCTTACTCTCTGTCAATACTCTAGGTAAATCAGTAGGTAGTTTGTAACTGTATGTAGCGTCTGTTAGTGATAGGAGTTTTGGTGTGAATAAATCACTTGTAATATACATCATTTCTTCAGCAGGTCGGTCTATGGTGTAAGTTACAACAGACATAACATTTCAAGCGTAATTACTATTTGTTCAGTTTTGGCTTCACCGCAAAGAGGAAGAGTCTATATTTACTCAACTAAACCCAAAGAAGTTTGAATTATATTTTCTAGTATAAGTACTTCAACTATTATCAATCTCAACTCTAACTGTAGTATTGGCAGGTATATAGTATGGAGAAGCAAATGTAAATGTATCTCAAACAAGATTAGTGGTACTAGCTAGAATAGTTCAAGTATCTAAATCTCTTATCATAGCTCTTAGGCTTCATCAACTAAGAGTTGATACTTTAATTACTTTTTTTACATACAAGTCATATTTTGTTGTAAATCTAAATCCCAATCAAGAAACTCAACTTGAGTTTTGTGAGTACGTCATTGGTTGAGTGTCTGTTGTATCAGCTCCGATTGTAGGGTTTCACCAATCAGCTCCATCGTATAAAACATATTTTCTTGTAGTGGAAATTTTTGAAGAGTACCCTACCCCAAAGTAGTTAGTCCCATTGATTGTTTCGCTTCCATATGTTCCTGCAAATAATACGATATGCACTTTTTCTCCCTTAGGGATCGTTATTGTATCTGCTAATGTAACTGTCGTATCTACTAATGATGTAGTCAAACTTGCTGCTGTTACTGTTGCTGTAGCATCAGCATCAAATAATGTACCACTTGGTTCTCCTGCATTATCTGTTTCAATCCTTACTCATAAATCAACTCAAGGACTAATATATTTTCTTAATGCTAATTTCAATGTATTACTTGCTACTCCACTACCAAAAGCAATGATACTTACTCTTGTGTTTGCTGCTGTATCTCCGATAGCTTGTACTTGGTTAGCACTAGCAAAGGTTACCATATCCTCTACAAATACACTATCATTAGCATCAATGTCCTCTCCTGCTAATAGTCATTTTTCGTACAATGCTGATGGTGATGATGCATCGGTGATATTATCATCTACATATTCTTTAGTTGTTAAATCATCATCTTCAGTTGGTGTTGGTGCTTTTGGTGCTACTAAGAATGTTTTTTCTCAAGCGATAGTTTCATTACCTGTAAGATGTACCACCTCATCATCATCAGCCTTATCATCTTCTAATCTCTCTATCTCTTCTTGTATATCTTTAATTACCTCCTCGCTTATAACCATTTCTACTACTGCTCAAGCATTAAACTCAAGAGCAGTTTTTGTGTTAGTTGTTGCGTCGTCATCAATAGGTACTGCCTCGTATGCTCTCTCTCCGATTGTAAAAGTATCCCCAGTTCTACTTACTACATACATATTCTCTCTAGCAATTATTTTACCGTCAACATCTCTTTCAGTGACTTTAATAATAAAATTTTCAGTCTTAAACCTATTATATGGTCAAGTTGCTTTTAATGACATATCTGTATTAGATATAGCAACCTCTAGTTCACATATTGCATTGTTTGCACTTTGATATTTTTTGTAGGTCATTTTGTGTAGTATAATATTATAAATTCATTGTATAAAAATTATTTTTTTAGTCAAATACCAGCGACTTGTTGTCAAAATGATAAATATTCTCATAGGTGTATAACTCGCTTATCTCCAGCTTTATCGATTTTGACAATTACTTGACTTATTATATAATTCTTCGTATTCATAGTGGATATCCTGTCTCACGGCTGTAATCCGATTATAGTTGGAGTAATAGCAGTAGGGTCCATATACTGTGTATAATCAACTTCTAGCTCTTCATTGATAATCTCCACAACTCAAGATACTTGTGGTTTAATTGTTAGTTTTACTTTCATCATCTCTGTTTTATGCTGGTCAATGTACTCTCATCACTTTATATCTTGTGTAGCGAGATCCGCAATTGTATTATCACTCACAAATTTTTCTTTTGGTCCAAAGACAGTTTCAGCAGTACCATCGGTATATGATACAACAGTTCCACCATTCCTTGCAAGATATAATCTGTTTACCATATCATTCTTATTTAATTCTATATCTACAGATACTATTTCTCTTTCCAAAGCCAAATAAAGCAATCTTTGACTACTTTTAGCTTTAATTATAATAGTTCAATACTGATTTACATACCAGTGATAACCACTATTATCTAAGACCTTATTCAATGCTTGCATGCAACTATCATTTTCAAATTTGATTGATACGGTTGGGGTCCCAGCTTCAATCTCAGTATTAAACATATAAGTATCTAAGTTTTGTGTGTTGGATAAAGACCCATATACTCAATTAAACCAATTTATTATCTGATTTACTATATTTTCTATTGTATCAGTCAGATCAAATACCCTATCTCCGACCATATTCTTAAATATGATATCATTCAGTGCTGTAAATACTCCAAGCAGTTCAATTTTCAGTACTGCTCCTTGTTTTGTTTCTTTGATGTTTATAGTTTCAATGATGCCTGTATAAGTTGCTCATATTCATAGTCATTTAGTTGTCACTTCTCTTATCTCTATAATATCAGAAGTTTGATAATTTGCAATATCGTCTATAACTGTAAGTTGTAGATCTCCTTGTCAGCCGTCTATTTGTTCAGAAAAAGACAAATCACTAGATATATCTCTTGGATTTATCTGTTTTTTGAAGTTTCACTCCCGATTATATAGTTTATACTCGTATTTCTTTATCATTTATAACCAAGTTTTGAAGTAAGATATATTTATTGTTCAATTTATTGTGCCAGTTGGGGTAATAACAACTTCATTACTACCTATTTCTAGTGGTGTCATAGGTCAGTAGTAAGGTATTGATACATTATTCAGTAAAACTTGTTTTTCTTTGTAGTCAAAAATAAGCACATCATTATCTTCTATTGTTTCAAGGATTGATAATGTAAATCAAGAGGTCTCGCCCAATTTTCTTATTTCTATATCAATTCAAGTTATAGCATTACCAGAAGATCATAGTGTCATTACAATCCTTGGGTAGCTTTCGTATGCTCAATGATTTGTAATAATATTTACTGTTGTACCAGTCACAGAAGTAATAAGTTTTTGCATATCTTCTACTTCAGACCAGTAGCCATCAAGTAATAATATATCCATCTGGACATCAGTTGCATAATCTTGATCCCCGATACTTCCAAATTCTAGTCATCTTAATACTGCTCTTTGTCTTCTCTTAGTATCATTATATCATTTCCATTTGATTGTTATATAGTCTTGCTGTGCAGTTTTTTTCTTAATATTATCAAAAGTCTTAATAAGATTACTATGGTTTGCCTCTTGGATAAATAATCTTAGACTTAATAGTCTAGTTGCATATCTTACCCCATATACTCATCCTCAATCATATACTCCACTCTCGTAGCTTGATACTTCTATATTATCAAGATCGTATAAGTTCATAGACTGCACGATAATCCCATAATTTCAGTCTTCGCATAAACTCATCAAGTTTATATCTCCAAATACGACAACACCGTCTATGTCTTGTGGTATATAAAGATTGTCTTGATTGAACTGCTGTGTATTGGTTTGGAAGTTTGTCATTTTATTAGTTAATTCATTTATTAAAATTGACTATTCTTTTTGCTAGATAATCTGCGTCAGCTTGATTATTTACATTTGCATTTACAACTACACTAGAATTATTGTTATTAGTTGTACTGCTACTGCCACCACCTCATCATCAAGCACTTGCCAAAGCCGACGCGGTCCTGTATGCCTGTGCCTCTACTTGTTTTAGATAAGCAATCCTTTTTTGACTTTCTATATACACATTATCAGTTATCCTTGCTTCCATCTCCTTTTTTTTCTGCTCATATTGCCTGTCAAGATCTGCCTGCTTATCAGTCAATGACTTATAGATCTCAGCTTCTTTTTCTCTTTGTGTTTCAAGTAGTAGTAGTTTTTCTTCTGCTATTTTTTTATCATTTTCTAATTGTTCCTTTTTAGCATTGTAGTCTTCTAGGATTTTTTCTGTTGCAGATAAACTATCTCTTCTTTCAGCTTCTGCAATTTGCTCAGCCGTAAGGTTTTGCGTCAGCAGTGCCTGTTCTTTTAGTAGATCGTTCAAAGTCTGTTGTGCTTTAATTTTTTTGCTTTCATCATCAGATGATAATAGGTCTTGTTGCTCTTGTATAGCGTCTCTTACCTGTAGATACCTACTTGCTAGGTCTGATACTTTCGTGGTTTCCAAATTGTCCAGCTTATCCTGTAGATCTGTTATGCTATCTTGTACTTTCTTTATTTCATCGTCAAGTTTTTTGGTCCTTTCAACACTATCGTCCATAGCTTCTTTATATACTTCTTTCGTTTTTTCGTACTCTTCTTGTAGATCCTCCAAAGATTTAATTATAGCTTCGTTTTCGTCTACTTGCTCGCTTTTTCCACCACCTCATCAGCCACCTCATCAGCCATCCCCACTATCATCCGATTTACGATTTCTATTAGCCAAAGCGATAGCTGTTGCATTTTTAGCTGTTGCGACTGCTATATTAGAGTTTGCTATTTTAGTTCATATTCAAGTAGCAGTGCCAGTCATTACCTGTACTGCATTGTAAGCATTTTGTGCGTCAGCAATCATATTGGATAACAATGCTCTTACTCTTGATACAAGATTAAAGGTGCTATTATCAATAGCTTTATAGATACCATTTATAATGGATCCCAAAATGGATCATTTCTTTTTAGTGGTATTTGCAACATTATCCCAAAGCAGAGCGTGCTGTTTAGTCACATCAAATCAAAGTTCTTTTGTTGCTTTCTTTATCTTATTACTACCATTCAGCCAATTTGATACCCATTTTCACACTTTTGTCTGAGTAAATTTATCAAATCGTACTAAAAAGGTATTCCATATACTCCTTAGATTAGCAGTGATTTGACCAAAAAACATCTTTAATACTCATAAAGCATTTTTGATTGTTGTAATAACTGCTTGTGTTTTAGCTTGTATGCCACCCCAGTCTTTGGACCAAGCAACCGCAAATAAAGCAACCGCTCCCACGACTAATCATATTGGACCAAGGATAGATCCGATACTTATCCCAAGTAATCAAGTAAGTGTTGTTATTCAAGGTAAAACAAGAGATAATGCCGTAAGCAATCCAATAAATCCAGTCAGACCAGTTCATAATAATATCAAAAAACTTGCAAGTTTTTGGTTTTCTTCTACCCAAGTAGCCATCCCATTTAGTACTGGTACTATCTTATCTACAATAGAAGTTAATAAAGGTAAAAATGCCTCTCATATTGCTACTTTGAAGTTGTCAAATCGTGCAGTGATTTTTCAAATCTTCTCGCCGTAAGTTTCAGTTGCAAATCCTGTCAGCTCAAGTTGTGCTTGTCAGTCTGATATAACTTTATTGATAAGTGCTTGTTTTTTTTCAGCATCAGTCAGCTGGTTTACTGTTTTTCACAATTTCTGTGCATAAAATTCTTGTGCCTCACTTGCCTTTGTCGTGATACCAAGATTATCCAAAATCATAACGGATCATCTACCCAATCAAGTCACTAAGTCATCAAATGCTTGTGTTGTAGATAGTCCAAATTCTTGACCTTTTTTTCTTGCAATCTCAATCAAAGTTGTAAATTCCTCTGATGATGACGCAACTCACAAAGCCATTGCCTTATTTGCAGATAGCAATAAGTTCTGATCTGATATTGCTCATCTTGTAGCATCTCTTAATGTCTTAAAAGTCTTGACGCTATCTTGACCCATTGTCTTTTGGAGATTGTCAAACGACTCTCTTAGTGCGTTTACTTTACCCGCTTGATCTGTCACATTCAAGATCCCTTGTGATAGTTGTCTTAGTGCTACTGATATTCATAAAGCCCCAAATGCTCCTGTCACTTTTTCAAGTCCTCCTTGTAGCTTGCCAAGTCATTTTGTCGCTCCAGCACTTTCCTGATTTAATGTAGCCAGTCAGTCTGCGAATTCTTTTGCTCCAATTTTACCTGTTTTGAAAGAGTTTTGTAGTGTATCAGCTTGTTTTTTTAGTTTATCTAAGCTAGTAGTATCTCATCATAGCTTGACTATCTCTTGCCTAGATTGTTCTATTGCATCAGTCACTTTCTTAAACTGTAGATCCAGTCAAGATACATCCGTAGCCCCTCTTTTTGAGAAATTTTTTAATTCTGCTTGTGCAGTTGTGATTTGTTCTCTTAATCTCTCAAGATTAGAAGTAATTGTCACTTGCGCTGTAAGGTCTCCGTTTTTTTCTGCCTCTTTTAGCTGTGATCTAAGTTGTTTTTGCTCTACTTTCAATTTTGATAGATCCATGCTTAATTTTAATGCAAACTCGCTATTGAGCCTTTTATTTTCAGCTTGTACAAAAGATGACATTTGACTAAATGCTTGTTTATCTGGTTTAGGTGTTATGATAATTTCTGTAGATAATTTTTCAACCGCCATTTATTTGGATTTTTTAGAAAATAATTTTTTGTTTTCTTCCAGTCTCTTTTTTATTCACTCAGTATCTCTCAGTGCCATATTATTGACAAACTGTCATTCTTTACTGCCAGCATTATTCTCGTATATTACTCAATCCGCAAGCCATATAAACTGCTCAAGTGTATAGTTCTCTATCAGTTCAGTAAAGGATAAGTTCCAAAATTTGCAAACATTTGCATAACTATTTCTCCCAAGTACCCTTGTTGTTTTTGCTTTTGTTTTCCTTGTATCGTATTTGTCAGAGTCTTTATACAAACTTTCCATTGTACGGAATTTTGTACTCAATATTTCTGCCATTATTTTTTGGTATGGTATCAGCAACTCTAAGTGTGTAATGTATTTTGGATATATTTTTTTTAGGATCCTATCAATCCGATTATAATGGATATCTTTTTTTATTATTGACAATAATTCTATTGTTTGTTCTTCTTCCGATAAGCTGTAAAACTCGTAAAATTCTTTGATTGTCGCCTGTTCATATTGGATTGTATGCTTTATTCTATTATCAAGGATAATATCTTTGATAAATTGTTTTTTTAGCGGTATAAAATCCAATTTTCACATATAAAAAAATATATATTATAAATTACTCATAATATATATTTCTTCTTTGGTTTTTCAAATGCCTATGATACAACTTCTTGATAATCTTTATCAATTACAAAGTTTCATCAAGTTGCAACCTCAAATGACATAGTAGCCCCTGCAAAATCCTCTCTTGATAGATTATTGAAAGGTATTTCTACATCACTTGACAAAATACTTTTTACAAAGTAAAAGGCAGTTTGCTTACCAGACTTCTCACAAGTCACAAACTTAAACAGACAATAAGGCAAAGTTTTATGGGACCTTTTTGCTACCATCTTGTTATTGTCAGTGGATAAGTTTTCTCAAAGTATCAAAGTAAGATTTTCCATATCAAGTATCTCCTGTACATCAGCAGAAAATCAGTAAACTTTGTCTTGTTTTCTTGATACTTCTCCTACTCAGCAATAATCAGTCGTGATAACTCTACCGTCGCCTTGACCAATACTGATACTAAAGTTTTCAAAGTAGCCAACATCAGCAAAAGTATAACTACTCTCAATAGTAGATATAGTAGTCGCCTCGTTTGTTGTGTTTCATTCTGGGAAGGTTGCTTTGTCATAATTAGTTGCTATATACAATTTACCTGTCCCGTTCTCCCCGTAGGTTGTGTTTAATTCGTTCATAAGTGTTTAGGTATAATGATAAATATGATAATCTCCCCCAAAGATTATTGATAATAATATAAATAATCCGATTATAAATACAAATATTGATAAATTATATTGTATTGTGCCACGATAAATGGATTTTCTTTTTCAGTCCTTAGTACTCCACTTTGTTGTCATTCCTCTATGTTTAGGATCTTAAAGCCGTCAAGATCTATGCTTGTTTTGTTGAAAGTTCTTATATTATTACTAAGTAGATCCAACATCTCATACATCTCTACATCTGGTATTGTCTTATCATTACCAACAATAACAAAGTCAAATAGTGCTACTTTTGCTCGCATTCCTTTGTTGTCGCTGTTTATTTTTACCCCGTTATTTTCTAAATTTATGTATAAATATGGTCAATTCTTTGGCTCTATAACAGGTTTTCAAAAAAATATTCATCAAGTAAACATTTGATTGACAACTGTTATATTTTTTAGATATGTTATAATTTTATCTCCTTTGGCTCCTATGTTGACGATCATATTTCAGCTTTTAGTTTATTTATAAATTCTACTTTGATTTGCTCTAACGATCTCATAAATGGTTTAGCTCCTACTGCAAAATAAATATTTCCACTTCTTAAGTGCCAGTTTACTGGACTACTTCTAAATCAATGCTCTACTCTCTCGCTATACTCTCACTCGTTGTATATTTTTGATACCAATCTTTTTCAGTCTTTTGTGATCCCGCCGTTCCTTGTTTGCATTAGATATCTTCAAGTATCAACAGGGCTGTTATCTCTTATCCTATTTATCAGCTCATTTGTAAAGTAAACAAGAGTTCATATACTCCTATCCATTATGATATTGCTATACTTATCAAGATTGAAAGTGATTTTTTTAGTCATTAGTCGTGATTGATACTATAATATCATAATTATCTATTCTACCATTGTATCTATGGTGCGGTATTATGTTATCTACTTTGTAGCTTGTATCGTCAATCTCTATAATATCTCCAACTTTTACTCCGTTATGTTGTGGTTGTAGGTTTATGACATATCAATTCATATCAGCTTGTACTGCAAGATTGTTATTTCTGTAATTGGATCAATTTCTCCAAAGTGATACCTTGATATTTAGATAAATCGGTGTTTTAGCTTGTACCATACTTCATCTATCATCAGTACTTCAAAGTCTATAAATATTAGCAGTGTGATTGTAAAATTTTCTATAAGTCATATATTCTAAGATGACGGGGTATAAATCTTTTTATCCTATTTATAAACTGTACTTTTGATGGTGCAAAACCATTGGTACTTCCGTTGCCATTTGTCCCATTTTGGACATACGATATACTTCTTGGTCCAAGTGCCTCACTTGCAATATCTTTGCCTCAATTATATAAAAAGCCAACATAATCTCCAATGATTGCTTCTAACTCTTTTGGTAGGTTATAGTCTGTTCCTGTAAGGTGGTATCAGCTTATGTACTTTACCTCAAGTTTATTCGCAATATTAACATTACTATAATCAATATCTTTAACGACAACTTCATTTGTTGCTGTGTTTATAAAGTAATTGTCTGATGTTATAGCAACTCATCATACAGATATTAAAGATATAGGATTGATATGTAGAAGTCCTATGGTATTCTTTTTTATCCTATTCTTTGATACCCGTATGGTTTTTTCTCCATACGAGATATCTCATAAAATGCTTGAAATTTCAGATAAAACACTATCTAGGATAGCATTCATCTGTATATCATCTATATTGGTATCTCATAGATATAGTTTTATATTTTCAAGCATTTTAATTGATATTTTTATTTTTTAGATTTTGCCTTTGTCTTTTTTACCGCATTTGGTGTATGCTTTGGTGCAGGAGCTTTCCTTGGAGCAGATCAGTCAAATACATCTGGATAGTATATAACCTTTGTATCTAAAAGTAATGCTCATTGTCTAAGCAGTGTAAGTTTGTCGCTTTCGCCGCAGACAACTCTATCTCACGGCTCAAAGACTTCTCTCCTACCGCCTGCCAACGATACTGCTATTTTCCTTGTGAACTCAAATCAATATAGTTTTATCATTTGGTTGTTTTTTTGTAAGTAAATTAGGATACAGCAGATATTGCTATATTATGGATAAGTACAGCAGGACTTGTCGCACGATCGTTGTTTTGCTCGTTATTAAAGCCAAGTGCTACTCATACAGATCCAGTGTATCAAGTTGTTTTCTCCTCTGCATATCTACTTTCCTCTAGTGATAATCCGTAAGTATTACCAAATAGGATAGATGGAGCGTGGATAAGTACAGCTTGATCGTAAACATTGTTTTCCTCTGTTGCAGATATAGTACCATTTGCCATAGTAAGCCCAAGTTCCTCTCTTGGTATAATCTCTACTCAATCAAGAGAAGATATCACGCCATCTTTAACAGTAGCATTTGGACCAAATTTTTCTATGGTCTCAACTTGAGTAAGTCCAAGTAAAGCAAAGTAAGTTCACTCACTTACAACAAGTTTTAGATCCTGTGGATTGAGACCCTTTATACCCATCTTAGCCCTTGCTTCTCTTATTACAGTTAGATCAAGATTACCCAAAGCATTAACAGTCGCACTATTAGCAATCGCAACTTTCCTCGCTCCGTCAAAAGCAAGTAAATCACTTTTTGCTCCGTCTGGTAGATTTGCAACAGGTCCATCAATTATATTGATGTTAGTGCTGCTTGCAGTCGCAGTATCTCCATTTAAGATCATTTGATGTGCTGAGTTCTCGTATGCAACATAGATTTCATCTAGTACATAGTTTGCCAGCTCTATTACTGACTGTCTCATAAGTTTATCAGATACATATACAGTAATTATCAACTCTTTAGAGTGGATAGTAATTGTAGGTGTAGATAATCTCTTGATTTGTGGAGCAGTCAAAGTTTTGTTTTGTGGCTGGTCTGTGTTTTCTGCTAGTACGACCATTCTTGTCCTTTTTCATTTTACAGGGAAGATTATGTCGTTAGCATCTGGAAAACCAGTAGTAGCAAAAGATAGCAATGATTTAGAGTTTTTTACTCTATCAAGTATCTCTGGTACAAGTACTGATTGCTCAACCCATTCTTTACCAAAGCCAATTGCTCAAGTATTCATTACTTCGCTAGCATTTGTCTTGATAAGTTCTTGACCAGTCATAGATAACAATTTATCTACGGTGTAGCCAGTGTCAGCCAAAACTTTATTAAAGTCAGCTTTTTTTTCAGCATCCTTGTTTATATGCGTAAGGGCAATCGCAGTGTACAATAATTCTTTTTCGTTCATTTTTGTTTATAATATATAATATAAATAGATAGATAATTTTAGACTGTTATTTTCAGTATTTACTCTTAAACTCATCCATACTCATAGACTTCATGCTATCTCATTTGACTACTGCAGGAGCATCTTTTTTTAGCTCGCTTCTCAATTTACTTTCTAGCTCGTTTACTTTCGTAGAAAGTTCGTCTCTAGTTTTGGTAAGTTCTGCGATCTGAGTTTGTGCCTCCGCAAATTGGTCTGTCAGAGTTTTCACATTGTCTTGTAAACTGTTAGTGTCAGTCTCCACTTCTTTATTGTCCTCAGTCACTTCATCTGATTGGGGGATATCAGCTGTAGTTTCCTCAGTATCAAGTTCAGTTGTAGTTTCCTCAACTTCAGTTGTTGTTTTTTCTTCAGACATATTTTTATTATTAGTATATAAATCCTTTATTTTATCTGCCTCAATCTTCATTTCATCTCTCAAGCTATTTACTTGTGTTGCGAGTGCTTTTGCATTTGATCCGATTGATACGAGGCTATTTTCTACCATCTCTTGTTTAGTGACAATATAAGTTAGTTTATCGCTTTCGCCCATATATGCCTTCCATAGTTCGTCATAGCCGTAAGTTTCAACGACTTCTTCCTTTGTAAGGATAGATCAGTCTTCAGCCACTTCAAATCAACTTTCCAAAGATATTGCACCCGTGGATATTCATCTGACCATACCTTTTTGGACCTGTTTTGCATTTCTAGGATCCAAAGTATCTAAGTCTACCCAAAATAATCCGCAAATATCTTTGTTGTCATTTGCCCAAATCTTAGACATAAATCATATTCAACCATAATTATCACTATGTTGCCACAATATAATAGGTAAGTCTTTATAATTGTCAAATATCCAGCCGTCTTGTTTGTATTTGTATCCGTTCCTGGATTTCTGTCATTTTGGATAATTCTGAGACAAAATTCCAGTAAAATATACTATGTTATCTCCAGTAGGAGACTCTTGCTCATTCTTGAACAAAACTTTGATACGATTAGTATCTACCTCAAACTTATTGATATCAATTTTTGTAAAATTGTTATTAAAATAGTGTAGTTTTTCCATTGTGTGATATTTTGTTATTATATAAATATTATTCTGTTTGACTTTTTTTATTTTTGTTTAGTTTATCATCTTCTACTGGCTGATATTGGATTATTGCCCTCGCCTCGTTTAGATCTACAATTCATTTATCGTAAAGTTTGACTGCAATATCTGATTTATCTTTTAGTATTCTATTATTATCTTGTAGGATGACTACTTGGTAGCTTTCCTTCGGATAGAGTATTTTCATCAGATTTGTAAGTACTCCACTATATCGTGCCTCTTTGTAAGATATTGTAGTGAAGTGATTTTGTGACTGATTTGTAGAGACAGCCCTGTTGCTTGTTTCAGTAAATCATAGTACATCTGGAGTAGTGCCATATACTGCACATACCACTTGTAAAGTAAAATGTCTACCGCCCAAAAATCCTACTTCATCTATCTTATCCTGTACCTTTACAATTTCTTTTACTCACTGGAGTACTGCACTCCTGTAATGATTTTTACCGCCTTTATGATCTCAGTTTGCAAAGAGATCTTTAATCGTATCAAGTGTATCTGTGTCAGTTGTATCGTACTCATCATCAAGTATTACCATACTACTAGGAGTTTGATTGTTCCTAAAAAAAGCTAAATTACTTTCTCTTGCTTCCTTGTCAGTCTCTAGGTCTATAAATAGACTTATAAGTTTAGATGTTCCCTTGGTCTCGTCATCTACTCCGATATTGTCTCTAATATGATAAATCTCATCGTATAAAAATGCTTTTACCCCCAGTAAGTTTTGTACATATCAGATTGTCTCACCTTGTTCGTTTGATACCTTAATGATATATCTAGGGTCTAATCTCCTTATAGCAATAATATTCTTATTCTCGTCTTTTTCTAAATATATGTAAGCATTGGCTAGTACTTCAACATCTCTTACAATAGTCTCTAAGAATTGTTTTAGTGTAAGATTTTCATCGTATGCTTTGATATATTTTTCTAGTAATGATATATCTTGTTGTGTGATTGCTTTATCTTTAATCTTATTTATCTCAATCCCATTTGCTCCTATATCACTGCTTATCTTGTTTATAACCGCATTGACAAAAGGATTTATCTTGTAGAATTCATATAAAACATTATCTGATACTTGGTAGCTTATATTGAAAACTCAATTAAAGTACTTCATAATCGCCTTTGGTTTTTTTGGCTCGGGATTGTTCTTTTTTGTAAATAATCGCTCAAACATTTTTGTATTATTGATAATTGATTAAATAGTAATTATATTATTAGAAAATACAAATTTACAACTCATACTCACACTTATCTGGAAACATATTATCTAAATATCTGATAAGATTATCGTGAGAGCCGTTGCTTGATACAAACTCTTGACCTGTGCTAAATCTGATAGGTCTATTACCACATCAATATACATTGGTACTGCCGTAATACTTACAGTCAGATATAATTGTAGTATTTCTATAATCCCAAGAGTTCACGAGTACTCATTCAATATCGTAGTAATTGCAATAATTACTTCTTCTAAGTGTTTCAACTCAAAAGACATTGACAAACATTTGTATTTTAGCTTTATTATATTTTATAGGTGTGTGTGCCTCAAAGCTATCTCATTTTGGATAACGGTTATACATTTCTAAGATCTCCCTTGTGTAGGAGTTCATAATATTTTTTTGCTTGAAGTAGTTTAGATGGTCTTCAAGAGATCATACCTTGTAGTATGGTATGTCTTTTACTTCTTTGATTATGTAGATGTCATCATTCATAAAGATGAAGTCATCTGATATAGTACTTACCATACTAGCTTGATATAGCTTGTTAGATGTGATAATGTGTCAGTAAGGACTGTACATATTGTAGTCAATATGCTTTACTTTTGTTTTGTTTACTCGTGGTGGTAGGTATCCAATAATATAAACATTTCAATGCGGATAATTTGCAAGAGAGCGAAGAGAGTACTTAAACTCTATATTATCCTGTACGGAATTTATTAAAGGATAAACAATGTCTAGTTTTTTGTCCATTTGAGTTTATCTTTGTTAATGATATAATTTCATCTGGCGGTACCCCAATGGTGTAATGAGTATATTTTATCGTTTCAATCGTATCTTCTCCCATCGTAGTGTACTGGTATGAATTGTCGCATTGGTAATCTTACACAATCAGTTCATCTACCCCTTTGATTTCGTTTTTGCATCAGCCTATTTCAAGTAGTGGCGGCGGGTGTGCTGTAATCTGTGATACTGTTTATCATATCCAATAATTGCATTGCTCAATCATATCAAGGTATAGAGGCAAATAAAGGCATACTTGCAAGACGAGCATTATTATTCTTACTCCCAAATTGTCGTGATGTATCAATCTGATATGCTTTTACTTCTTTATCAAGTAAATCATCTATCGGGTTAATACACTCCCAATCTGCTCCAATCACAAATCATCATTCCTCGTATAATATTTGGTATCTCATACAGTCTGCAACTCCATTCCGCTTTCTTTTTCTCTTGTAATGATTTATAGCATTTTTGCAAATCCGGTCGTGATTTTCCAGTTCTTCATTTCATCGGATCTTGAAGTCCCAATCTTTATGGTGGTCTATCCGTGTTTGGATCCATTGCATTGGGGGTTGTAGTGGCCCTACTCGTATCAAGTGCATTTTTTTTGGTATCATTTTATTTTATTTCTTGGATAAATAGTTTTTTCTTTTTCTTTATGTAGTTGTCCATTGCTCAGCTTATTCCATCAACGAAGTCATCATTGATTTTGTTTTCTTCTCCGTTTGGAAATGCAAGTAGTTGTATTTCTGCCTCGTCTATTTGCTTATGTCTACTTGGTAGGTAGATCCTATTAGCAATAAAGTGGGGTATATGTGGCTCAAAGTGTGTCACTTTATCGTGTGGATAGTTCAGTTCCTCTATTGGTAAAGATATGTTGTACTCTTCCTTGGCAAGTTTTTTGATCCAGTATCCAAATCATTGGTTGGCTTTTTCATCGTATGTTAGCTTTTTTATCTTGCTTGCATATTTGGAGTAAAGTACGATTGTTTTTCTTGCTTGTGTTTCCACGTCTAATTTTTCTAGGATAAAGTCAATAAGGTAGAAGTTATGATCTCTTTTATTTTCTCCGATAATCAGCCCGCAAAAATAGTCGCTTGTTGTTTTTCCAGTGTGTGTAGTATCGCAGTGCATATATAGCGTATCAAAGTCATCTAAGTTAATGTACTCGTAGTATCTTAGCCGTTCCTCTTTTATAATTCAGTTTGTGTATGCTTGCTTTGGTATTAGTAGATAGTTTTGTCCAAATGCAATCGTTCATTCATCTGCTCTTATTTTCTCTACGACTTCTTCACTTATCCAGTCTCGTTGGATCTTGTCATCTCTTATAAGTTCTTGTTTATAAATAAGCCGTCATTTGCTATTTTTGTATTCTGACTTGAAAGCAGGTAAGATCCCTTGTTCAGATATTGTATTTCATAGTAGTATGATTTGATTATTGCCAGTCTTAGATAATGCTCCAAGTGTTTCATTCTTTATTTTATCCAAATTCTTATCAATGGTCTTTATGGATCTGACGCTATCCGTTGTATCTATATCATCAAAGACAATTGTATCTGGTCTTTTTAGTTTAGATAATGCTCATCTAAGTTTTTGTTGTAGTGACAATGCTCTGACTTTTACTCCATTGATTGTGTCAAAATTTCCTACTGATTTCTGTTGCAAACTTTCACGGTCTCATCAGATAAGTAAAACTTGCTTGCCGTAGTCTGCCTCAAGTGTTGGATATAAGAGCTTATCAAGTATATTAGTTGTGTTGCTCGTAGAGGCAGTATTGTCGTATGATTGTCGTACGAGGTATTTAGTAAATCAGTAAACAATCCTATAAGTTTGGTATGCAATTATTAGACTTGTTTTTATGGATCATCTAAATGCTTCAATTATTATATTCTTTTTGGTAAACAGTCACTCTATCCAGTCATAATGGAAGTCAGCTAGGACTGCAACAAAATCATCTCTAAAATAATAAAACCGCCAAAGTAAAAATATATCAGCGGTATTTTGATTAAAAAATGCAATTCTTTCGGACGATGATAAATTTTCTATCATTTCGATAGCTTTCATAAATACATCGTCTGACATTTTTAGCATACTAGTCTTTTTTATAGTCTTCTAAATTTATATATTCAAAATTATTTAGTTTATCATATACTTTGGTATCGATTATATACTTTACAATCTTACGGCTGTAATCTTTGGTTTTTCGTGTTTTATGACTGTGACAGTCTCTACATAGTAATATCAAATTGTATGGATCTTTCAATCTATTATCTACATTATTTTTTCATCATCTACCATCAATATGATCTATGTCTATCGCTCTTGTAATCCTTTTTTTTACAAAGTAGCAGTACTCGCAAAAAAGATTATTGCTTGGTTGTAGGTTTCTAGCACGCATTGCAATGTTTTTATAGTCCATTATATTTTATATTTTATATAAATGTCACTAGCGTAATTTTTTAATCCTAGTAAGAAAAAAACACGTACTTTTTAACGGAGATGACTGGAATTTGACATTTTACTTTTTACTTTTTTTTCTTTTACTATTATCAATTAAAATATTTAGTTTTTCTACTGCACTTGTTATTTGTGGTGAACTAGTTTTTAGATCTCACTTGATAGGTGCATACGATATATGTCTGTTCAATCGGTCTATAAGCATTCTAGGATTTCTCATTATTCAATCTACATACTTGAAACTTATAACATCTTTTACTTTATGTAAATGAACATTGTCTTTATTATATAATTCTTTTAATTCTTCAATCGTAAGATTTTGCAGTTGCATTATCTGGTCCATAATCCTTTTTGCTTCTCTCTTCCTGTCCCATCCAGCTTTCTTTTGCTCTGGTGTAGGTTGGTTAGTAGCAGAAAATGGCTTTGCTGGATCTCATCTTTTCAATCAAGCTGTACGGGAATTGACGGTGGTTGGTTTTTTTTTGTCTTTCATAATATAATATTAAAATTTAATTATTTTATTTTATATCATCTTTCTTTTAATTCCTTTTCTAGTGCTTCCTTTGCTTCTCCATATATTTCTTGAGTTCTCCAGTTGTCATATTTTGGTACTCCAAAACAAGAGCCATGATCTTCTGAGCTTGACGCTTCCTCTCTCGCCCTGCTTTTTTTTGTTCAGGAGTAGGTTGTTCCTTTTCAAATCATCATCTTCTGAGATTTGCTCTTGGATCTTTCTTCGGAGTTTTTGACAGAGTTTTTGACATTTATAAATTATAAATAAATAATTTTTCATTTGGTTGGTTGTTGTGTGATTGACTTCATCATTGCAAACAGCTCTTTTGACTAAATTCATATATAACTCTAAAATCTTTAGGAGCTGTATATTCACTTACAAAAACTTTATTTGTTTTACTCAACTCTCTTACATAGTCCCAAAACTCTTTATGATTAAATCATCATTCAGCATAAGTAGCTGTATTGTTATATGGTGGATCACAATATACTATTGCATCCTTTGGTATTGCTACTTCATTATAACTTCACTTTATAATTTGCTTAATATTTTGCTTATTTTGAAGTCTTTGAAGTCTTTGAAGTCTTTGAAGTCTTTGAAGTCTTTCTAAGTTCTGTAATCTTTGCATTCAGCCTAGTTTTTTTCATAATGCTTTTCAAACCTTACTTAATGCTATTCTTCTTTTTCAAATACTATCTTGTTTCAATATTCAATCAATATATTTTTGAGGAATAAGTTTTTTGATTAAATCATTTATTTCTTTTCTTACAACTAAGTCATCAGCTCCTTTTTTAATTTCTTCTATATCTCTTCAATATAAGTATCATTTTTGATTATTTCAGAAGCTCCATATACATTGAATATATCAAACATACCAGTCTTCATATTTATCAGGATTTTTAATAACATCTTCAAACTTTTCTCTACTTACCCAGTCATAAACTTCATCAGGTAATCATTCTAAAGTTTTTTCTAATAAAGACATTACATATTTATTCTTGTCATTATTTATTGTTTGCCATCATTTTTGTATAAATATTTCACTAATAGCAAATCATCAAGTAAATAAATCAACAAGTAAATCTTCTTTTCTATCTTTAGTAAAAGCATTTATTACATTATAAATATGCATTGCACTTTTACCTTTTGAGCCCATGTATGGTATCGGCATAATATTTAATTAAATACTAAATTTGTCTCAACAATGAGGACACTCTACTTCTCTTGTTCTGTCTGAATTGCTTCTATCTTCGTTACTTTCTATATTATCAAAGTCAATATCTGTTATGTCTTTTTTTTCATCAAACAAAGCACTCAAATCAGGTATATCCAACTCATCCAATTCAAACTTTAGATTTTCAAAATCCCACTCGCTCAATTCTGTCAATTTGTTATCTCTGATCCTAAAGTCTCTTTTTTGTTCTTCTGATAGTCATGATACTTGTAATACTTCAGCTTCTGATACTTGTAATTTATCCAGTGCAAGTTTTCTACCATGTCCTGCAAGGATTACATTGTTCTCATCTATGATGATAGGTGTTATGTAAGTATTAGCTTGGATACTTTTAACTATTTCATCTACATTCTCTCAATGCTTTTTATTGTTTTTTTCATATCATTTAAGATCAGATACTTTTATTTTTATATAATCTCTTTTGATCATGATATAATTATTATCTA